TTGACAGAGCGAAGATGCGACTCTATGATGTTGAAGATTCTGCTCAGACTGATATCGTTGACTCTGGTCAAGAAGATCTAGAAAAGAATCTAGTCAAACGTTTCACTTCATCCAAACCTTTCGATGCCCTCTCCTATGATTGACTTTTTAAAATATGCACAGTTCGTTAATGCTGTGACTTCAAAAGAAAGTAAGTGTGGAGACGCATTTACAGAACGAATTGCAGACTTGCACTATCAAGACTTTCCTACAGAAAGGATGTTGACTGCTGCACTGGGACTATCTGCTGAGGCAGGTGAGTTTACTGAAGTAGTAAAGAAGATTATCTTCCAAGGCAAACCTGTCAATGAAGATAACCTGTTCCATATGAAGCGTGAACTCGGTGACATCATGTGGTATTTTATGCAAGCATGTATGGCACTAGATGTATCTCCTGAGGAGGTCATCGAAATGAATGTGGACAAACTAAAAGCACGTTACCCAGGTGGCGAGTTTGATGTTCACTTCTCTGAAAACCGTAAACAAGGTGACGTATGATTGGTAAACTAGACCCAGATGAAAGGGTTCTGTCTGATACAGAACCTATGCAACTTACTCCTGATCTAATTAATCAGATTAATGAGAAGATGGCACACACAAAGAAGGATGGTTCCTTCAACTGGTTGCCTACTGATGACTATGAAATTCAAATCGCAGGTACTTTTGCTGCTGATAGATTTATTGTTATCAAGAACGTATCTAAGAATCCTTGGGTACCTTCCGAACCTCACCCCAACTATGACTATGAAAAAAAGGAGTTTAAAAAATGATGCTATTTGCAATTAACCCAGTAGACGCATGGAACAATATTTCATGGGCAGATGCAGTTCCATTTTGCATCGTTCTTTTTGCGTTGTACTGGACTAAGAAATGGATTGATCTTAAGTTTGCAAAGAAGCAATCAAAGATTGTATACAAAGTTAAGATCGTAGACGAACCGTGAGAGTTGACAGGTACTATGATCCCTATGAGGATCTCGAACGCAAGTGTCTAGAAGAACTAGACTATATCGCCAAGTCACTTGGTGGTACTATGTGTCAAAAGACAAAGTGTAACAGCACAGGTAGACAGAGTAGGATCATTGAGATAGAATACCATGTGGAGGATACTAAAGGTTGAAACAGTTATGGCGAATCTGGGCAAAAGCACTTGGTGACAAGGCAGGTACTTCCGACAAAGAAGCAGATACCGTTGCCCTCATTCGCACATTCATCTTCGTTCAACTTATAGTCACCAACTGTTTCATCGTTGCAGGTAACATTAGACACTGGAACGATCATTACTCACCCCCTAATTATGAACATATTCGTGACTGACCGTGATCCCAAGATCTCGGCACAATCATTGCCTGATAAGCACGTCGTGAAGATGCCTCTAGAAACATGTCAAATGCTTTCTATTGTATTCTCACACTGGTACTTTGACTGGGGTGATGATCTAGTAAAGAAGATTGATGGCACACCATATGCCACACAAAAAGGTGCATTCCGTAATCATCCATGTACACAGTGGGCAGGACAGTCACTAGAAAACTGTGCATGGTTGATTCAACATGGTTGTGCATTGTCCACAGAATACACTCATCGCTATGGTAAACAGCACGGTTGTGCTGAGGCATTATGGGAAGCAAAGAAAACATTTCATAGGTTCAGTGAGAATGTGATTGTCATCTGGAAACAAGTAGAATCTTTTACTCGTGCAATGCCAGAGCAATGGAAGTATGATGATACAATAGATACGATCACTGCATACAGACTGTATGTTTCCAGTAAACCATGGGCACCAACTAACTATCTTCGTGACCCATCTCGTAAACCTCTCTGGATGAACTACCTCACCTCATAAATATCAGGGGACGAGAATGATTTGGAGATCTAAAGAGTAATGGCATTCCTATCGGGTGGCGAACAAACAACTATCAACTCTACTATTACAGAGTTATTTCCTGCACTAGCATTCAATACAGGAAAGAAGTTTAGTAACGCTGATGATTTAGAAGAGTACATTGATAACTTAGATCTAAGATCAATAAAAGCAAAAAAGACATTTGTAAACAATAATAATATTGATGCAGCAGCAGGTTATATTAATAAATTAGATCAGATTAGACCTGCAATGAAAAAAACAAAACTGGATAATGCTGTAGGTATTCTGAATTACTTGTATAAGTATCACAAGTCAAGACCAATTCAACAGGTTGTCTGGGGATATAGAGAAAAACCAAGAGGGGTTCCATCTAATCACGCAGGTGATATTTTTTTAGTTCATAAAAATCAAAAGGTTACACCTAAGATTGTAGGTATTAGTTTAAAAGCAGGAACAAAAAAGTCCAAAGAACCTAAACTAAACTCCTATGTGGGAACAACTTTAAGAAAGGATGCATGGAAGAGGGCATACCCTAGAGCAATAGATCAGTTAAAAGATAAGTTGTGGACAGAAGTATACTCTAAGGTCCCAAGATTACCTGTAAAAGGTAAAGACAAAGTTGATAAGAATAACTGGTTGACATTGACTGCAACTAGACAGAAACCAAATCCAATTCTAGTAGAAAAAGTTCTTGATCTATTTGAATCAAATCCAAAACAGTTTGATGAACTCTACATTAAGATGAATAAGGTCTGTAGAGAACATTTGGTTGGGATGATCAATGGTAATCTAAATGCAACTAAAGCATGGATTAAAGAAGAGTTTAGATTACAAGAACAAGATGTTGAAGTACCTATGATCTTAGTAAAGGCAATTGGGAATAAAGCAGACTCATCTTCTACAGATCCTTTAAGAGATATTCTACCTAAGGTAACCAAAGTCAAAGCATACCTCAAGTCTGGTTCTGTACAAGAATGGTTTATTGATGTTATGGCAAATGGTAGTGAGAAATTAACTCTATCGATGACTATTAGAAGTGACTCAGAATATAGAAAGTCAAAACAGAAGGGTAAACTAGGAGCGTACATGATGCTCAAGTTACTTTATAGAAGTTAAGACAGTTCAACAACTGGCACACACCCCCTACACAAGGCACTTGACTGTGCTATAATAAGGGTACCGAAAGACACCTATGCCAAACAAACACCTAGAGCATCCAGAAGACATGATCATGTATGGTCGTCGTGCTGCTCTGAGGACAGTCAACGCTCTGTTACACGAGGATCTACCTCTTGGTGTGAAGTGGGATGGTGCTCCTGCTATTGTATTTGGGACTAACCCTGACAATGGTAAGTTCTTTGTTGGTACAAAGTCTGTATTCAACAAGATTAAGGTCAAGATTGCTTATTCATACGAGGACATTGATGCGTACTACAAGGGGGAAGTGGCGAACATTCTTCGTCTATGCTATCGTCACCTTCCTAGGATTGGTGGTATTGTCCAAGGTGACTATATTGGGGTATCTGGGGGTCGTACCTATACTCCTAACACTCTTGAGTATCGGTTTGCTACCAAAACTGGTGGTCATATTGTGTTTGCCCCTCACACTGGTTATGATGTTGTTTCTCCAACTGCCACTCCTCGTTTTGGTGTTAATGTTTTTGGTGAGTCTGATTGCTTTATGCTAGGACACAATGAAGCAAGTGCTGTTTGTGAAGGAAAGGTTAAGTTCGACTGGTTCAAATTCATGAAGAATCTAGTCAGGGCAAAGGTTCCTGCTGATAAGAAGACTCGTGACGCGATGTTCAAGCACATCAATCTATGGATTCGATTTGAGATGGTGCCACCTTCCGCAGAAATGTATAATGCCTTACCTGATAAATATAAGCAAGAAGTGAATATCTACACCTTTAGAGTGTGGGATCAAATCTTCCAACTGAAACAGTCACTCATGAGCAATATACGAGTCAGTGGTACAGTCACTCCTTATTTGAATGACCAACCAACTGCTCACGAAGGTTTCGTTACACAAAACGAAGTACCTGTGAAACTTGTAGACCGAATGACCTTTAGTAAAGCAAACTTTACCCTTAAAAAAAATTGGACGAATGAAAAAGTTTAGTGCTTTCCTATCTGAAGCAGAGAGATCGTTCGCTGCAAAAGCAGCAGAGAAACTAAACCTCCAACATATTGGTTACGGACGGTATGCCGATCAAAATGGCAACGTAACCCATATGTCGAAGGATGGTAAACTAGTAAAAATTACAAAAGACAATGACGCAGGACCCCAACAATCAGCAGGAGGAGAAGAAACTGCAGATGGCGAGGGTGCGGTCGATCAAGGTGCAATATCTATTACATTTGGAAGATTTAATCCACCTACTATTGGACATGAGAAACTTCTAGACAAAGTAGCAAGAGAGGCAAAAAGTAGTGGAGGAGAGTATAGAATATACCCCTCAAGGTCGGAGGATCCTAAGAAGAACCCCCTCGATGCGGGGACTAAAATCAAGTATATGCGCCAAGCGTACCCTGATCATTCTAACGCGATTATTGATAACGCTGACATGCGTACTATTTTTGATGTTCTCAGTGGACTCGATGCTGACGGGTATAGTTCAGTTAATATTGTGGTGGGTGGTGATAGGGTCAGTGAATTCAACTCACTAGCAAACAAGTATAATGGTGACCTTTATACCTTTGATGAAATTAAAGTATCATCAGCAGGTGATCGTGATCCTGATGGTGAAGGTGTGTCAGGTATGTCAGCATCTAAACTTAGAGCAGCAGCAGTACAGGGTGACTTCGATTCATTTAAGTCAGGTATACCAAAGGGTATCAAAGATAAGGATCTTCAGTCACTTTACGGAACGTTAAGAACTGCAATGAAGGTTGAAGAAGACCAAGATTTTGGCGATTGTTCTTATAATATATTTGAGTACGCACCTAAGATGGACTCTCAAGGATTGAGAGAAGCATACTTCTCAGGTGAATTATTCAAAGAGGGCACATTCGTTGAAAACCTTAACACAGGGATCGTTTCTAAGATTGTTAGTAGGGGTAGCAATTACGTCATCTCTATTGATGAGCATGATCATCTATTTCGTACTTGGTTGATGAATCTGATGGAACGAAATGACATTAAGTTCTTTAATTTCAAACCTGCAGGTGAGATGGGAACTGATAAACTCGCTAACTATATGCGAAAACTTACCCCTGGTGAGTTTATTAACAAGATAAATAAAAAGGATAAGGTTACCAAATAAGATGAATTTTAAAGAACTACCTGATATGTCTGCTGCCTATCAACAGGTGCAGGAGAAAGCAAAGAAACTCGATCCAGTCGGGAAAGAGGATGGTGACATCAACAATGATGGCAAAAAAGATAAAACAGATTCTTATCTTGCTAACCGCAGAAAAACTATTGCAAATAAACTCAAGAACGAACATCATCAGAAAGATGAAGATGGTAACGTCATTGAGCACGAAGAAACTACACCCAGTTCTGTAGAAGAAGCAGTCTATGGTGGTGCTAAGAAAGCAACTCCTGAGTCTGGTACTGGTAAGTATTATAAAGAAGGCAAACCTACTGCTATGCAGAAGGAAAAACGTGCCAGGATGGATAAGATCAAGGCATTGACCAATGCAGGTAAGCATAAGGAAGCAAGTGCACTCTACAAGAAAGAAGAAGTAGAGGAAGTGGAAGAAGGTAGTGCATACGGTATCTACAAAGGTGACGGTAAGGATAAGATCCGAGCACCAAGAATGCAGAAAGGTGCCATGGCATATGATGGTCCTAACAAGGCAGCATCCGAAGCAAAGGATCGCATTCTTGCTAAGACTAAGGCAAAGATGAAGAAAGAAGAAAATGAAGTAGAAGAAGGTTACAAACCACTTCCTAAAGAGAAGATGGCACGACAGGCCAATAACGCATATGGTAAAGAGCAAAGAGCAGCAATTGCTGGTGACGAGAAAGAAACCAATAAGCAGATGCAACGCAGGATTGCTATCAAGGATCCTTCGGGACGCAAGGCAGCATTAAAGAAAGAAGCATTTGCTTTCTCTGAAGAAGAACTATTTGATCTGTATGAAAACTTTGAAGAGTTTGATAGTGTAACTGATAAAGAACTCGTAGACTTCATGCTTGAGTCTATCTGTGAACTAGCAGAGGACGATCAGGATCTTCTGGAAATCTGTGAAGCACTTGAGGAAGTTGAGGTTCTATCTGAAGAGAAGTATAAGCAACTTGAACTCAAGTTAAAACCTTCCAAGATGGATCGAGTAAAGAGTGCTGCAAAGAAAGCAGGCGGTATGCTCAAGAAAGGTGTTAAGGCAGCAGGTAAGTCTGTCGCTAAGAATACAGGTAAAGCAGTTGGTGAATTCCAAGCAGCACGCATCAAAGCAAAGCGTGCATCGATGGAAAAAACTCCTGCTAAGTCGTCTTCATCTGACAATGATGGTACTGGTGGTAAGTTAGATAAACTTATCTCTAGTGTCAGAGGTAAGAAGTCTGACACTGGTAGCAGCAGCAGTTCTTCAGATAGCAGCAGCAGTTCTTCAGGTGGTAGTTCATCTGGTAGCAGCAGCAGTGGTGAAACTAGAAGGGCAGCAGGTGGTGCACTCAGGTCTGTAGGTAGACTCCTTAAGAAGGGTCTTAAGAAAGCAGTTGGTAAAACTTCTAGATTAGTATCTAAAGGTAGTGACAAACTTGCTAAGAGACTTGGTGAAGACTATGAAACTATCTCTCATCTATATGAGTCAGGTCTGTTCCAACTCTTTGAGATCGAAAATGTTGTCGCAGAGAACTATCGTGCAATGAGAAATCCTGAGAAGTACGAGAGGGACCAAGAGAAGAGTGACAAGAGAAGTGCTAAACAGAAGAGAATGGCAGATCCTAAGAGAGGAATTAACTCTCCTGCATTCAAAGAGTTCATGCGTCAGCAAGGTATGTGATCTATGTTAAGTTTCAAAGAACTTGCGGAAAAGAAATCTAAGATCCTCGTCAATCCTAAGAAAAAGGATATGATGGAGGTCAAGGGTATGAATCATGGTGAGGACTGTGATTGTAAAAAATGTGAGGCAAAACGTAAAGGGGAGGAAGTAAACGACGGTCCTGATATCAGTACTGAAGAAGTAAACCCCCTAAATAAAACACCTACACAAACAACCGACGCTTATGACAGTCAAGAAGAAGTTTCAGAAGAAAGCAATCAAGAAGAGCGCGATCCAGAAACTTCACTTATACGATTCAGTGAATTTAATGAGGCGACTAGATTAAAGAAGGAGAAAGGTTACGACAAGGGCGGTACTAAAAAACCTGTCCCAGGAGCAAAACCTTCTGCCATGGACGTAGTAAAAGCACAGATTGCCAAACAATATGGTAAGGGTGCAATCATCGGTCAAGGTGGCAGCAAACAAGATAAAAAAGTAAAGGGTGCTAAGTCTACTGCAGGTACTGGTAAGTACCAGAAAGCAGCAGATCAGAAAAAGCAAACAGCATCTGATGCAAAGAAGAGAGGTTTCAAGGACGTCAAGTCTTACACTAACACCATGGCACGCTATGGTGGTAAGGACAACTACGATAAAGGTAGGGGACTCGGATCTTGAAGGTTGACTTAACCAATAACTGCCCTCAGGGGCAGTATTATTGTTTTGATGATAAAAAGTGTAAACCCATGCCTAAAGGTATGACTGTAGGAGGAGATGGTATGTTACGCAAAGAAGAACTAACACATCTTAAACAAGATAGAGAGCACAAAGAACGTGACGCTCGTATGAAATATGGTAAATCATACAAAGAGGTTCTAAAAAATATGAAAGACAAGAAAGATAACTTATATTCTGTCACTAGAAAGAAGGGTGTAAGATTCTACGATAAGAAGGGTTCGGGGTATATGAAGGACGGTAAGAAGACCTACGATTAGAAGCCTATATATTGTAGTTTCTAAAAATTAAATCATGTTAGGTTTTCTATTACCCCTCGCTTATAAAGTAGTTGATTCAGCAGTCGCTAAGATTCCTGATGATGCAGAACTTGGCGAAAAACTTATCGACATCTGTTTACTCATCATTGGCAAGGCAGTTAAACTGACTAAAACTGATGCAGACGACAAACTTTTTGAAAAAGTAAAAGAGTCTCTAGTCACTAGAGGTTGATAAACACCTAAATAAAGAATAGGAAAGATCTTTACTGGAGTACCATGGCAATCTACGGAATACTTGACGCCAAGGCAATGGGCACCAACGTTGGAGTTACCAACGCTGATGCTACTGTCACAACTTCGGGAGACTTTACAGACGCCTCCGACAATTTGGTTGAAGTAGGTGATGTATTGGAACTCGGTGGCGTTGCATATATCGTCAAACAAAGAACTAGTGCAACTGCATTAGAATTACACACTACATACGCAGGAAGCACTGCAACAATTACTGCAGCAAACGCAGTACGAAGAACACCTCCTCGTGCAGTAGCAGAATTTGTTATCAAAGGTGGCGACACTAACTCTTATGAGTTGGTCTTCGTTGACACTACTGAAGCAGCACTTGCAGAAAATAAATCAAGAGGAATCACTGGACCAGGATGGTGGCAGTATCGTACCTTCACCGATCACAATGGTAACACCAGACATAAGTCTGAGTGTCTAGCAGTTATTCATTCTGCAGCAGGAGCATCTGGTGACGACACAGACGATACAGTTGTAGCAGACGCAGCATCCGCAGTTACTATCAGTTCTCAACCTGCAAACTCTACTTCCTCCTCTGGAGCAGGTACATTCGCAGTCAGCACCAGTACAACTGGAACACCTGGAACTCTTACATACAAATGGCAGAGACAGACAGCAAATGCAACTACTCGTTGGGTTGACATTGTTGGTGGAGCAGGTGGACTTGACACTGGTATCACATACGCAGACTTCACAACTGCAACACTTGCATACTCAGCATTGGGTGGAGACACTCTTGATGGTTACAAGTACAGAGTGAAGATCAACTCAGCAGGTGGTACAGAAGAGATTATCTCAAACGGTGCAGCAACACTAACCTTCAGCAGTTAATAACTAAATGAAATTTGACGAATTGAATGAGTCTAACTACATTCTTTTCGCCATCAAACATTATGAAAATCCCCACTGTGTTACACGAGAGGATTTTGATGAAGATATAAAACGTTTCAAATACTTGAAACGGTTATTGAAAAGATACTTGAGAGGGGGTCCACTAAGGATCCCTTTGATCTTGAATCACCTCATCATACTTTATAATGTATTTGGCGAAGCAGCAACACCCCTGCTCTTTTTTAAATTTGAAAGGGAATATTGGTGTTTGCTCAAGACTCTACTTCTTTATTTGAATAAATATCCTATAGGGATGATGCCAAATCTTGACGTAGATCCTACACTTAAAGCAGAATTGGACAAGATCTAATGAACGAAGAAATGATGACAGCAGGTACAGGAGGTTTCAGTGGCAGTGCTGCTGCGACAGGTCCGAATGCGGGTTATGATCCAGTTCTAAATTTTAAGAAAAAGGTACAGAAAAGAAAAAAATTAAAAGTAAAAGAATCTAAAGAAAATCCAACACAACCATCTAGACTATTTCAATACAAAGTAAACGTTCCTGGGATCGGTGATACTATTATCTACGCTAATAGTCCTGCTGAACTCAAGATGAAACTTAGATTAACAGTGATGCCTCAGTATAGAGGAGACATTAGTATAGAAAGAATCCTTCCTGCTAACGCTGCGAAGTTTTTTATGGATAAGCGGATGAAGCATATGAAAAATGTTGCTGAGAATGCAGACCCTGCAATGAAACAACAACAAACACAGATGAAGATTGCTATAGAAAAGAAGAAAGTGATGCTGAAGAAACAAGAATTGGCAAAACAACTTCAGATGAAGACCGCACAACTTAAGAAACAAGCAAGGGCAGGAGCAGAACAAGACGCCACGAGGTAATGTCAGACATTAATACAGCAATACTAGAGAGACTCGAAAGGGTAGTTGATTCTTTACAGGAAAATTCTGTAAAGATGGGACAACTTCTTGCGGTTCATAATGAGAAGTTAGAAAATCAAGATCAGATTGACCGTGTTTTATTTGAAAAGATAGACAGATTATCTACAGATCTTAATAGAGAAACAACAGAGATCAAAAAGGGGTGCGAACGTGACATCAGAAAAATCGATGAGCGTCTTAGACTCATGGAAAAGAAAATGTGGTCTATTTTTGGTGCTCTGTCTATTATATCTTTCTTGGTTAGTCCAATCGGACAAAAATTCATCGGACAACCATCAGGGTTGACAAACACATCAAACAGTAGTATTATAGAAAAGCAATAGAACTTTCCTAAGTGATAGATTATCACTATGCCAATCTTGTATCGGCACGCTTAGACAAATTTAAAAAGGTAAAGGACGGTACATACAACTTCCGTTGTCCTTATTGCGGTGACTCACAGAAGCATCTCAACAAGGCACGAGGGTACTTCTTTACTAAAAATTCAGGACTTGTTTACAAATGCCACAACTGTGGTGTAGGCAGGTCCTTTGGTAATTTTTTGAAGGATCAAGCGAACGATCTCTACGACGAATATGTCATGGAGAGGTACAAGAGTGGACTTACAGGAAAGGGTAGAAACGTTGCTTCCCCTAAGTTTGAAATTAAAAAACCTAAGTTCAAGAAAAAGGGAAACCTAGAGTCTGTTGCCGATCTAAATAATGAGCACCCCGCAAAAGGATATCTAAAAGGTCGTGGTATTCCAGAGAAGTTCTTCTCTGATTTATACTATGTGGACTCCTTTTGTACATGGGTCAATACCCAAAAACCTACTTTCACAGATGTCAATAAAGATCACCCCAGAGTTATCATACCTTTCATTGACACGCAGGGAGAATGGTTTGGGTTTCAAGGACGATCGTTAAATCCTTCAGATAAACTACGTTACATAACGGTCATGCTTGATGATAATAGAACCAAAGTTTATGGTTTAGATCGAGTAGATTTTAATAAAACTGTTTACATCACAGAAGGACCGTTAGATAGTCTGTTTATCGACAATGCTATTGCAATGGCAGGAGCAGACATCGACTGGTCTCTATTGAAAGATAGAGAAGCAGTGTTCGTCTTTGACAATGAACAAAGAAATCCAGAGATTATCAAACGCATGTCAAGTGC